CCTTGTAATACTGAGTAAACTGCTTGTTCTACTTTAGCAGGAGACGTTGCAGTTCCCATTGCAGTAGTAGTATTTTTGTTAACTATAAAAGTATAATCAGCAACAGTCATACAAACAAAGTCTGATTTTGGATTGCTACTACTTAAATAATTTGTTGCACTTGTTTGATTTACAACTGTTTTAGATACTCCATTAATATCATACACAGCAATACTGCCATTACTAACAACCACAATGTATCGTTCATTTAAGTCCCTGTTAATTGTATGAATAAAAGCATTACCTAAAGAACTGCTAGATAATTTAGCAATGTATTCAGTTGGTGGTCTTTTTTTCAATCCTTCAACAACTGAAGAAAAACCATTTATTTGTTCACCTGCTTGTGAATTTAATCTTAATACTTCTGGTTGTTGAGAAACCCCTTGTACTAAATTAGGAATGGTACGACTTACTAAAGCCATTAATGACCTCTAATAATTGTATAAGCCTGTTCTGGTGTATCAAATATAGAATAATCACCAGTATGACTTTCTGCTTGTTTTAAAATACTTAATGCTTTTGCTTCGTCTTCTTGTGAAAATTTATGAATTGTATTAGCACCTAAAGTTCTATCGTGAAATATTCTTGCACTTCTTATTGTAATATATCTTTTAGCTTGTTCTGGTATTTCATCAAAAGGTAATAGATATACTGCTGTTGCATCTTTAAAGTTTGTATCAAAAGTTTCTTCATTCTTTGCAAGATTATATAAAAAATTGTTTCTTTGAACTATATCGTAACTAACTTTAGAATATCTTCTTGGGTCTACTTCTACTCTAACGATGTTAGTTGCTAGTGGAATTTTGTTGTCTGTGTCTCTAGTTAAAGTGACTTTATAATGTGTATTAAAATGCCAACCTTGTGATTGCACTTCTCTACTTACTTCAGATAAAACATTTTTAGCTATTGTTCCATCTACAGGCAATGAACCACTTAATGTATTAAGAGGACTTTCACCTATTGTAGAAAGAATAGTATTTACTGCTTCAAGTTCTGAAGTTCTAGTTTGTGTTGTCATATTATTTTAAACACAGGCGGAGATTGTCTGTGTTAACTCTCCGCCTATGATTTGTTAGTTATTATGCAGTTTTGATTGAAATTGCTGACTCAGGTCTAAGGATATTAGAACCCATCAACATTCTCGCTGTCATTAATGTACCTATTCTTCTTGCGTCATAAGTACTTTCCATAACTAAATCTTTTCTCTTAATTGTACCGATTGCACTATTGTGCATTACAACAGCATACGTATTAGAGAAGTCTCCATTGTATGTGTTGTTAGTACCACTAATTGAAGCAGATAAGTCTGTAGCAAATACTTCTTGTGCTGTGTTTGATTTTACAATCGGCACACCGCCTATTGATAATACTGTACCTCTACCGAAGTCACCATTATCTCTAGAGAAGTCTCTGTTTACAAGTTTATCTACGTTAGCTAATTGGTAGTATTGGTCTGGTCTTACGATACAAACTCTACCATCACTAGGTACATTATTTTCGTCTAGCTTTTGAATTGCTTCAAATACGCTGTCGATTAATGATGTAGCGTTAGTGTTGGCATCTGCATCTAAGATTTCAGTACCTAGATTTCCACCAGTAACATTAGGTGTAGTCACTCTAGAAGCTAGGATAGCTAAAGAAAGAAGGTGTTTATCAACCTTGTTTGCAAGAGCCGACCCCATCTGACGTGAATATTCTGCACGTACATCGTAAGCTGATTTAAGTTCTTCAACTTCAGCTACGAATACGTCAGCTAATAACATATCATCTAATGTGATTACTTTTTCGTTGTGTTTGATAGCTTGACCAGTTATCTCATTTCCTGCTGTATGGTAACTTGCGTTAACAAATCCAGTAACAGGGAAGGCACTTGATTTAGCACCTTGTCCAAGTGTTCTAACTGTAGACATTCCTAACATCATATTTTCTCTAATGAATTGAGTTAACACTTCATTTGAAAATACTTTTAGGAACAACGCATTAGCGTCACCTGCTGAGTTTACCTGACCAATGCTTGATATTGTTGCATTTGACATATTAATTTTCTCCTTAAATATGTTGGTTTGGTTTTTATTAACAAACTACTTTTCATAGTCAGAAGGTTATCAGTCGTAACTGGCAATCTTTTTTGAATTTGGTTAGCACCTCTCTTATGAGAGATGGTACTATTTATTAAATCTTGAAGACATTACTTTCCAAAAATCTTTATTAGAAAATTTCTTTTTACATTTACATTCATCACAAGTGCAAAGACCATATTCATCTGAATGTAATTCTTCTTTACAATGGCAGTCGTGAAAACATTGTTTACACTTAGGAGATTTTAGTTCCAAGTTTCCAACTCCTAATAGCCCAATAGACAGGTGATAAATTTTTCTGTCCTTTGACTTTTTTAAGTGTAGCACCATGACGTGCCATAAAACTCTCTCTGTTTGATGTAGAGTTTCTCTTAATTTTCATATTAGGGTCGCCAAATCTTACAGTCTTTATATTACCTGTAGATTTATCTTTAACAAAAACCTTAAACTTTTTATTACCTGTATTATCTCTAATAATTTTATTTAAAGGTTTATTTTCCTTGACCGACATATTTTTTAAAAGTTTTTTTCTTATTCATCATCGCAGTACTAGGTCGTCTTCCGATACTGGTCTTTTTAAATTTTGCTCTTGTTTCGTGGGTGTCTGTATTAAGAAGATTGTTCTTCTTCTTGGCCACTTACTTTTTCCAATTATTTTTCATATCTTTGTAAGCCTTTTTAGAAATAGTACTTTTCTTCTTACTTCTAGATATACCTAGCTTACGTCTTCTTTGTATATTTTTAACTAATGACATTATTTTTTCCCCTTTATGTTTTTAAGAGTAGACATTCCAAAACTTCCTGAGAATACAATTAGAACTGCCCACCAAAATTCTGTAGGTGCTGATTTAAGTATTTCAAAACCTTTAGTCATATAAGGTTGTGAAAAAGGTAAGAAAGTGAAAATAAAAATAGCACTAATAAGTAAAGTTAAAATCTCATCTTTTATTGAGTGTTCTTGTTGTCTTACTTGTTCTACTGAAACTGTCTTTACAGCTTCTATTTCTTTGGCTCTAATAATTTTATCCTTCTCCATTTTATGATTAATTCCATCAATAACTTTAGAACCAATCATTCTTGTTAGAGGATTTTTTAATACTGGTAATATAAAATTAAGCATTTCTTGACCTATTAAACCTTTTAGAAACTACCTTTAGATTAGAAGAACTGTTGTTATTTGGGTTTCCATCTACATGGTGAATATCCATACCATTAATAGAATTACCTAATTTACGTTTCATTATTCTTCTAGCTAAATTACGTTTTGCTCTGTTTTTCTTTTGAAGTGGTTGAGAATGATAATTCTGATATTCAGACTTATAATCTCTACCTGCCATTATATCGCTGTACTTCTCGCTATTTTTTCTTCAACAAGTTTTCTAAATGCAGGGTCTTTCGCATATCTTGGGTCATTCATTGCATCAATAACTTGTGCAGAACTTTCAAATGTATCTGAAGTAGTTTCAATACTATCTCCATTAATCATTGATTGTGGTTGTTCAGCATTAACACCTGCTCTTGATGCTATTGCTTGAACTGCAAACTTAACTTGTTCAATACTTCCATTGTCTAAAGTATCATTAAAAGCATTTTGTTCTGCTTCACTTAAATTAGTTTTTGCATACTCAATTACTTTTGAATAATTTTCTTCACCACCAACAACATTATGAATTTGTTGTACTTCTGTGTTTGCGATTGCTTCTTGTCCAGCGATGTAACCATCAACTAAACTTTTATCTAAACCCATCTTACTTAATTCTTCATAAGATTGGTCAGACAATTCACCTTTGTCTTGGAACTCTGTATAAAACTTTTCCATACCTTGACTAGCTTCTGCGTCTGCTCTCATTTGTTGTTGAGAAGGTTCTTCAGGAACAGATTGTTTCTTTTCTAGTTCTGAATATGCTTTAGCTAAATCTTCAGCACTTTTAAATTTTTCTGGTAACCATTCAGGTCTAACATCATCAGTAGACTTTGCTGTATTGTCTGCTTCGCTAACCTCAACTTTTGTTTCATCGTTAGCTACAACTGCTTGTGTTTCAGTTTGTGCTTTTGCTTGTTCTTCTAAAGAAAGATTTTCTTTTTCTATAGATATTTCATTTTTAATTGTACTCATATTTTTACTCCTCTGGTATTTCTATTTGGCCTTCTGCGTTCACACCTGCACCAGAGTTAGCTAAACTTTTTCCTGCTTCGATTGCTACTCTTGGGTCTGCTAATGCTTGATTAGCAAACTGTTGCTGTTGTTGTGCTTGGGCTTCTTGTTGGATTTGTTCTGAAGATTTGATTAGACCACCTGTGTCTATTCCATTTGCTACTGCAAATTTCTTAATCGCATCATCAAGGTTTATGTATTGTGCAAGTCTATCTGCACCTAACGTATTAGCAAGGTCTGACATAAATTGTAAAAGTCTCAATCTATCTGAAGCCCTGCCAAGTGCTTCCATTCCTACTATAATTTTAGTTCTAACTAATTCTTTTGGTAGGTCTGGTAGTAACTTCTGTTCCTTTAACATTGATAATTTTGTATTAATGTAAGGTAACTGAAATTCTGTTGTTAAAATTCCATATACACCGCCTAGTGCATCGTTTAATTCATTAGCTATTAATTGTACTTCTGTAGCTGTAACTCTTTCTGCTTGTCTTTGAACTGAAGCATTTAATAGAAAAGCAAACTGTAATCTTTGCTCTATTCTACCCATCATTTCATAGCCAACTCTAAAGTCAGCAAACTTATTGGCCTGTAATACTGAAACATCTTGTGCATTACCTTCAATAATTGCACCATTAGGTGCTTTAGCTATGCTTGATGCTCTTGTTGAACCATTAGGTGAAATCATAAAAAGCATCTTAGAAGACGCACTACTGCCCTCTAAGATTGCTCTAGTCAAACCTTCTAAACTTCTTAAGTCTCCTTCAAAAGTTTCACAATGACCTCTCCCATAATTCATACCATCAATTCTATTGAAGCGAAGTGCAATGAATGGAAGTTTGTCTAAATCGTAATATTTTTCAAAAACTTTTTGTTTAGCTATTTCTTGATGAACGTAAAATCTTTTCTTTTCTCTATAAACACAGGTATATAAATGTAACGATTTATTTTCATCGTTAATTTTATCACCAATATTTCTTCTTAATTTTTCTGATAAAGTGTTAGGAGATATTCCTTCTTTAATAATAATCTTTAATATTTTTCCTTGTGGGTCTCTTTTAACTACATAATTATTTAATGGATATGTTCTTAATCCATCTTCTGACATTTTTAGTAATACGTTTCCTGAAACAATTAAATGTTTAAGTGCTTCATAAACTGCTACCCTGTCATTATTAGTTTCAATGCTGTCCATAACAGCTTTTTCTATTTTAGCTAATCCTTGTTCTATTGTAGCTTTTTGTTTTGGGTCACCTTCTATTTGTTTGTAAACTAATTCATCAACATCTAATCTAAAGAATGGTGCTTGTGGTGGAAATAAAGCTAACATTAATTTACTAGCTAAATTTGTTACACCTCTAGAACCTACACTTTGATATGGTGTTGGATATTC